CAGGTTTGCCGCGCACAGCTGCTGGATTCTTAGTGGATGCCGGCTAATGACAGTACCTACGATTAACGCAGTCATTAACTTTTCTACAGGCCCTAGCTTTGCTCAGGCATTTATTATTGGCGAAGGCATATTAGGCACTAACGTACTAGCAGACTCAGCTGCGGTTATTGTAGATGTTAGCGATGTAGTAGACAGCGTAAGCATTAAGCGCGGCCGCAATCCGCAGGCAGATGAGTTTCAGACTGGCACATTGACTTTGCGCATTGTTGATCAGAACGGCGATTTTAACCCGCAAAACCCAAGCAGCCCCTACTTTGGCCTACTAAATCCAATGCGTAAGGTATCTATATCAGCTACCTATAGCGGCACTACCTATCCAATGTTCGCAGGCTTTATTACTAGCTATACAACCACTACACCTAAAAATGCTCTTGATGTAGTTTATACAACTATTACGGCGGTAGATGCCCTAAGACTGGCTCAAAATGCCCAGATCGCAACAGTCACAGGTGCGACAGCAGGGCAACTATCTGGCACACGCATCAACGAAATATTAGATGAAATTTCATGGCCAGCATCTATGCGCGATGTTGATGCAGGTTTGACCACTATGCAGGCAGACCCCGGCACAGCTCGTACATCCCTAGCCGCATTACAAACTGTTACAAACAGTGAGTACGGCGCGTTTTACGTTGATGCATCGGGTTCTTTTGTATTCCAGGATCGATCAGTCACTACTGCCAGCATTGGCGGCACGCCTACAGTGTTTAACGATAACGGCACAGATATTGGCTACTTTAATGCCGTCTGGCGTTTAGATGACACATTGGTATTTAACCAAGCTAACGTGACCCGCACAGGTGGCACAGTTCAAAACGCTACTAACGCAGCTAGTGTGGCTAAGTATTTTGCCCATACTTACAATATTCAGAACTTGCTTATGCAGACCGATGCCGTAGCCCTGGATTATGCCCGTGCCTACGTTGCAAGCCGTGCTGAAACCAGCGTGCGATGCGATGCGATTGAACTAGACCTTTACACAGACAATTACAACACAGGCATTATCGCTGCCTTAGATTTAGATTTTTTTGACCCGGTAACTATTACTACTAACCAGCCGGGTAGTTCAACACTTACAAAAACCCTACAGGTATTTGGCGTGGCGCATACTGTCACACCAAACAAATGGCGTACAACCTTTACTACACTTGAACCTGTTATAGACGGGTTTATATTAAACTCAACCCAATATGGCGTACTTGATACGTCTGTATTAAGTTACTAAGGAGATAAAAAATGGGAGAAGGATTAGGTTTTAAAACGTTTGTAACGGGTGACGTATTAACGGCCGCCGATACAAACGGCTATTTAATGCAAGGGGTCTGGGTATTTGCTAATGCGGCTGCCCGCGATGCCGCTGTGACAAGTCCACAAGAAGGCAACATGTGTTACTTAAAAGACACTAATGTTACTCAATATTATTCTGGTTCAGCCTGGGCAGCTGTGGGTGCGCCAGCTGGATTAACTTTTATTACTGGCGCTTCATATTCCGCTGTTTCAAGTGTTTCTTTACCAGCCAACACATTTACAAGCACTTATCTAAATTACAAAATTATCTTTAACAATACTGCCGTTGCTGGGGCAATAACAGAAACAAGGTTTAGATTGCGCGCTTCGGGAACTGATGATACAACTGCCAATTATTCTTCAGGCGGCACAGAAATTAACTACGCGGGTGGCGGTGGTGCCTCAAATACAAATGCTGGAACGTATATTTTATGGGGCAACACCAGCTCTGGTCAAGCGCAAGATACACAATTTGAAATAACAATGTTCAGCCCACAGGCATCTACAAAAACAGTTTTTAACGTAAACGGCGGTAAGGGAACTCTTACATGGAAAGCCATGACAGGTTTTTTTTCACTTACTACATCATTTGACTCAATGAGTTTTATTGCCGATGCGGGAACTATGACAGGTTCTTACAAAGTCTACGGAATTGCTAACAGCTAAGGAGATGCAAATGGAAAAATTATTTAAGCAAATAGGCGATGAAGTTACAGAATATACTGATGCTGAATACGCACAAGTCGAATTAGACAAAATTGAAAGCAAGCGCATGGCTGATGAGTTAGCGGCCAAAGCAGCCATCAAAGCTGAGCTGCTGGCCAAGCTAGGCATTAACGCCGATGAGGCAGCCCTACTGCTGGCATGAGTGCGATCAGTTATAACGGATGGCCAGCATCTAAAGATGTTGAGTCGATCCGTATCAAGTCTTATGCGATCAAGGGCAGCAAGGTAAAGCTGCGCTGCGCCTATTTTGCTGCGCCTTTACTGGTGGCTTTTGCAGAAGATTTTAACGAGTTGATTGAGCCGATTGATGGCGGTGCGCTAGATGATTGGGGCTATTGCTACCGAGATGTTAGAAACGTACCGGGCAAGTTAAGCAATCACAGCAGCGGCACAGCTATAGACCTTAACGCGACTAAGCACCCGTTAGGCAAGTCTGGCACTTTTGAGCCAGGTGAGGTGACAATGATTTTGGCACTAACTCGCAAGTACGGCCTTATCTGGGGCGGTACATGGACACGCAAAGATGAAATGCATTTTGAGATAGGCCTAGATCCAATTAAGGCTGCCAAGCTAATAGAAAAATTAGGGCTGCAGTACGACAAACCTAAAGGGCAATTAGGAGAATCATGAAAGACCAATTACTAACTGCTGGACTGTCTTACCTACGCCACGCAGCAACCTGCGCAGCTGCGCTTTACATGTCTGGCATTACAGACCCTAAGACCTTGGCTAATGCTTTCTTAGCTGGCCTTATTGGGCCTTTGATGCGTGCACTTAACACATCCGATAAAACTTTTGGCGTTAAGTAAATGACTACAGCCCAGTCGCTAATAACCTTAACAATCGCTGTGGCAACCCTATTGGGTTGTGCGGCTGGGCTTGTACGTCATCTAGTCAAATACTATCTATCTGAACTAAAGGATGATGGTAATGGTGGCCATAACCTTGTAGGCAGGGTTGAACGTATAGAAAAGCGCACAGATGCTATTTACGAGCTTCTCTTGCGTAGAACGCCTGAATAGCACTGAGCTGATCGCTACTGCGCTTGACACTTGTAGATCGCATGTCTAGCCCGGGCTGACTAGCTGGTGCTTGTAGCCAATCCTTATTTTCTTGCCATAGCCGTAAGGCATCGACTACATGGTCAAAGAAGTAAGACAAATCTCTACCCCGTAGTCGTATGGCTATCTCGGTTTCCACAATTTTGCTGTTTTCCCGTAATGAGGTGCTGCCCACTATTAGCAAATCACCGGGATTAATTACTCGATCGTCTTGCCCATATCCGTAACACGTTAAACGGCCGTTAGTAACTGCAGAGCTAGTAACTGTGACTGTGCCGCTTGGATACATCCTTGGTGCTGTCATGTTTTGCCCTTCTCGTTGGGCGTGTCGGATCTTGAAAAATGTCTGAGGATGCCCCTACACTTTTCTTAATGAGTGGTAGCACTCAAAGTAATACAGATCACAACGATCGCCAAGGGCTTGGTAATAACAATTAAATAAATATTCCTAATGTAACTGATCGGCGTTTTCGTGAGTGCTAACTCCGACTTGTTACATTATGTTAAGTAATAATAAGCGTGTGCCACGTCAAACTACTTAACAAAACTATTTATTAGTTATTGCCTTGCCCTTGTTTTAACCATAACAGATAAGGGCTTATCTAATGACATGGACACTAATGTTCCAAACACTTATTTTAACTGCTTTTATAGCAGTAACGTCATCCCTAGCAAGTTTCATAGTTGCTTACAAACAAGGCGTAAAAGACGGTTACTTAAAAGGTCGCGCAGCTGGTATGCGCATTGGTCGCGATTGTGACCGGGTGATTAAATGAGTTTTGATCTCAGTACATACGAGGATGTGAACAGTCGCATCAAGCGTTTCCGCAGCGAATATTTTTTTGGCCGCATCACAACTGACATAATCGAATTAAACGTCAAAGAAGGTTATGTAGTTATTAGAGCTTCTGCCTATCGGGAGTACGAGGATCAAGCACCGGCAGCTGTCGATTACGCCTTTGAGCAGCGATCTGATCGAGGCGTAAATAGAGATTTCTGGATAGAAAACTGCGCAACCAGTGCTATAGGTAGATGTATTGGCCTGCTAATGCCAAGTGAATTACGGCCTACAAAACAAGACATGGAAAAGGTTGAACGCCTTTCTAACCCTGCACCAGAGGTTGATTTGTGGGTTACACAGACCGTTAAGGAAGGCGTAGGCAGTGTGCGCCCGGCAGCTGAGTCAATCGAGGCTATCCGCACGCAGCTAGGTACAGAGATTATCGATCAGTCACCACAGTGTTCACACGGTCGCATGGTCTTTAAAGAAGGCGTAAGTGCCAAGACTGGCAATAAGTACAGCGGTTATACCTGTAGCAGCAAAGTAAGGGGCGATCAATGCAAGCCAATTTGGTTGTAGTGGCTACTCCCCTGCCAGCTGTGGTACTTGATTACAGCCAAGAGGTACAGGCGCATGCATCGGGCTTTGCTCGATCGACAGGCGTGGTTGCT